TCACAGACTGAACTTGCTGATGTCTTCCTTGGCAAGATCACTAACTGGTCTGAGTTTGGTTGTGCTGATAAGAACATCGTTACTGTATGGCGTTCTGATGGTTCTGGTACTACCAAAGGTTTCACCAACTCTTTGTCTGCATTCTCTCCTGAGTGGAAGAAGAATGTAGGAACTGGTAAGGCAGTTGCTTGGCCAGTTGGTGTTGGTGGTAAAGGTAACTCTGGTGTTGCTGCCACTATCAAGAATCAACCTGGTGCTATCGGTTACCTGAATTATGGTTATGTTGTAAACAGTGACTTCCAACAGGTTGCACTTCAAAACAAAGCAGGTAATTATGTCAAAGCATCTGCTGAAACATCTGCAGCAGGTCTATCACAGATTGTCCTGGACGATCAACTTCGTGGTGCTGATGCTAACCCTGCTGGTGAGAATGCGTATCCTATCGTATCTCTTACCTGGATTCTTGCCTATCCAGAGTCTGCTCCTGGAGTCAAGGAAACCCTTCGTTATATGTTGAGTGAAAAGTCGCAGGCAAAGTCTGATGCTTTGGGTTATGTACCTCTCCCAGAGGATCTTCGACAAAAGGCTCTTGCTGCTGTTGAATCACTAAACTGAATATGATAGAATGGGACCATAAGGTCCCTTTTTTATGCTTACAGTTACTGATGATTATTTTGAAAATCCGCATGAAATTAGAAAGTATGCTTTAAGTCAAACTTACTATCCTTTCTTTGGTGGTGGCAGAGGTTTTCGATATAATTTCAAATGTAAAAACAGTATTGAGAAGTTGATACGTCGTCAGATACGTGCTACAATTAGAGAGAAGACAGACTTGAAGGAGTTTGGACTACTGGTTGATTTTCATCTAAGTCCTGAATTTGTTATGAAGAGTCCAGACTTTCATAATAAGTATCACATTGATGGAAAGGATGGATATGCGGGTGTCATCTACTTGCATCCAGATCCACCAGAGTATACTGGAACATGTTTCTCTGGTGGTAAATGCGTGAAAAACAAATTCAATAGGATGATTTTATATCCTAAAAATGTTACACACGCACCAAATCAATTGTTCGGATCTACTAAGAAAGATTCTCGAATGACCATAACGTTCTTTACTGACTTCTAAATAACTTTATAAGAATGTACACCATGTCTGAATTTCCAAAAGATTGGAGGTATGCTGATGACAGGATGCAAATGCGAGCCGCAGTATTTCGTGCTCTCAGTCATCATCTAAACGATCATTGTCGTGCAGTATATGAGTTCTGTCATGACTGGGTAAGTCAAGGCAATAACCACACCAACAATATTGAACATCATTTTCAAACCTATTTGAAGGAGACACATCGTGAGCAAGTTTACAAACTTGAGAAATGCCTTGAACTCAATCCTAATTGGTACTTGCCTGTTCGGGATGAACCCAGCTCTGGCACATGAGGATAAGATAACCAAAGGGTATTTCACTATGGATGCCATGGGGTGCATGTTACTACGAGAGTGTACCGATGGAGTCGATAAAGTCGAAAGTATCGCAACTATTGCTGATGAGTATTCCGATAGTGATTATACTTACGTTGCTGACGAGTTCAACACAATGCTCGTTGCTCTTGAGCAGGTCGGAGTTGGGGTGTTTCTAGCAGATGCCAAATACTTTCCTGTTGGACACAGAGGTGTTTACCATACTGTTTCTAACAACTTCTTCCTTAATCGTTCTTTTATGCATAGGCCACATGTACTCATGAGTGTCATGCGTCACGAAGGTTGGCACGCTGCACAGGATTGTATGGCAGGCACTATTGAAAATAGCATGATTGCTATTATCCTTCCTGAGGAAGATGTTCCTGAGATGTGGCAAGAGATGGCACGGAGAACATATGCACTTACACCACATGCTATTCCTTGGGAAAAAGAAGCAATGTGGGCAGGTAAGACTGAGAGCATGACTATGAAAGCACTACAGTCTTGTGCTGCTGGTACTATGTGGAATGATTATGAACCCACACCAATGACACGGGAGTGGTTAGTCGAAAACGGGTTTATCAAATAGGGATAGCAACCCCTTAAAAAGTTCTGTTTAACCTAACGGAGAAACAGATGGCAAACTCACCAGTCGATAAAAGCAATGCATTTATTGAATCTGGAATGACTTTAATCACTGATAGGGCATCAGACAAATACTTGTCAAAAATAAATAAAGGTGCCTTGCCTTCTACTAAATGCTCGGAAACAAATCCAAAGCAAAAGTAGAGGAGAAGGACCATGATGAAGATAAAAGTGAAGTTCTTGGTAATTTGGTGAAAGTTGTTGTACTTATTTGGTCCGCATCTCTTCTCACATTTTCATACGTTCGACTTCCAAACGGAAATAAAATCTTAGATTTTGATCCTACCTTCATTGCATCCGTCTTTTCTGGCTCGTTAGCTGCGTTCGGACTCTCTCCTGCTAAAGCAGGTGGAGGAAACGGAAACAGTAAAACTGTATCAAAGAAAGACGAAGAGCCACCAGTACAATCTGCTATTGAACCTAAGAAGTAATTGTATAGAGAACCACACTTGAACGAAAAAAATGCTGAATGTGCTGCTCTTTGGAATGAGTGGTTCTCACTCTTTGATGATATCGAAACACGACATACGGAAGAAACAAAAGAATTAAGAAAGAAATGGTGCAAATGTTGCACTGAGTTTGGAGAAATGATAAGTCAGGAAGTCAAAACAAATCCTCGTTACAAAGATCTTCCTCGGTGATTAAAATACCTAGATATTGTAGTCGCATAAACAAACATGAAGTTTTTGTTTGCTCTGTTTGCTACACTTTTTTTAGCATTACCAGCATGGGCAGTAGACGTTCAGATGGGGTCAGATGGTAATTTGGTTTTTGATCCTGCGGAGATTACTATCAGTGCTGGTGAATCGGTGCATTTTGTTAATAATATGTTGCCTCCTCATAACGTTGTCGTTGAGGATCATCCAGAACTAAGTCACGAAGCCCTGGCAATGTTACCAGGTGAAGACTTTGAAGTTGCATTCCCAGAACCAGGAGACTATACTTACTGGTGTGGACCTCACAAAGGTGCAGGTATGATTGGCACCATTCATGTCGAATGAGCATCATGGGGAACCAAATGGTGAAAGTGAAATTCCTATGTGGGTTTACTTAACTGCAATAGGATTATTCACTTTTACTATCTTTTGTTTTGGTGTAATGTTAGCAGGAATGGTTTTCGTATGAAAAAATTCAACGAAGTTACACTTCATATTACTATCGCAATCATCGACTTCCTGTATAAAGGAAGAGACTATCAACGTTTTTGGGTGCTTGAGGAAATTGCTCGGGCACCCTATTTTGCATTTTTGAGTGTGTTACATTTCAGAGAAAGCATGGGACTTCGTGGTCCTGAGCATCTATATTTGATGAAAGAGCACTTCGATCAATCCATCAATGAAACAGAACATCTGGAATATATGGAAAGCAGGGGCGGTAATTCTTATTTTATTGATCGCTTCTTTGCCAAACACCTCGTCCTTATCTATTATTGGGTCAATGTGGTTTATTACTGGGTGGCTCCTAAGTCTGCATACCATTTGTCGTATGAAGTAGAGGTTCATGCTGCTACAACATATGCCAAGTATCTTGCACTTAATGGTCCAGATGAAAAGATTCTTGAGATCTTGAATGATGAACTGCAACACTCTCATGAATTAGAAAAAGCAATGGAGATTATCAAATGACAACATTTTTCATAGTTCTTTTCATTTCATTGCTAGTTGGTGGAATGCAACTAACATGGCCAGGTAGGTATAGAGGTTAGTATGCTAAAATTTAAAGATTGGGGTAAAGGAAACGAACCACCCGAATGGGCAACTAAAGAAGAAGTACAGGAGATGATTGATGATGCCATACGCAAACACAATCGTAATGCTTCAATTATTTCAATGTGTGTTGGTTGGGTTGTTCTTGCACTTTTTGCTGAAGGTTTGCTTCGACTTATTGGAGTAATTCCCCCAATCTTTCCCTGGCTAAACATAACACTTTAAGGAGAATAAATGAAAGTAGGACTAATCGGACTCGGACGGATGGGAGAAGGAATGTCCCGTCGTATGATCAATGCAGGAATCGAAGTTCATGGATATCGTAACAACTACAAAAAAGCTTGTGAACAATATGAAAAGGGTTATATCAGTGGATGTACCGCTTCTTTGGAAAGCCTTGTTCAAGTAGTTCACAGTGGTTTGGGAACCCTGACAAATGATGTTGCAAGAAAACCTGGCATCTTTATGATGGTAGTACCAGCAGAAACAGTAGAGGACACACTAAATGAGTTATTACAATTTTGTGTGGAGGGTGATATTATTATTGATCATGGCAATTCCAATTTTAAGGACTCTAGAC